AAAATGAATAATACACATGTATAATGGGCGATTTTGCCGAGAATCATGAACTTTTTACCTTTTTGATTCTAGCAGGAGCAAATCCAGATTTTAAGGTGTTTTTAGAAGTGGGAACCGGTTCAGGTATGGGAACTACTCGTGCTCTAATGAATGGTATCCTTCAACGAACTGAGCAAAATGCGCGACTTTATTCATTGGATATTAATGAGCCGGCAATTCATAAGGCGCGGTATCAATATATTAATAATCGTAAATGGCTAAGTACTTCTTTTGCTCAATTTATCTGGGGGCGACTCAATAAAACAGAGTTCCTATTGCGTGAAGATTTATACGACTTGCCCAATCCGAGCGCAATACGACCTATTTATGATTTAATGTATGACCGTGAACATCATTTATGGTTGAAGGCACCCTTTGTTTCCATAAATGAAAAATACGATGTGATTGTGCTGGATGGCGGGGACTTTTCTAGCATAGGGGATTTCTCCAGTCTCAAGGAAACAAATCCTAAAATGTGGATACTAGTGGATGTCAATCTCTGTAAAAATAGAGGCGCATTTGCTGAACTCTCGGCTTCCAGCAAATATGACTTGGTTCGGAAGTTTGAAGATGGACGAGGTTCGGCTATTTTCAAACGCAAAGATATAAATCTCTTGGATACTATCAATGTAGATTATACTAAATTTTTACAGTGTCCGGCTGATTTTTGGCTGCTTTAGTTTGTTTAAAGATTGACGGTTTTGGCTTTTGCTGCTGCTTCAAGACGGTCAAGAGCCGCAAGACGCGCAGCACGGCGTTCAGCAGGAGTTTGCGGATTATATCCACCCACAGTCATTTCTGCTTCTTTGGCTTCCGCCTCCTGCTTTTCTTTTTGTTCCTTCTCTTCCGCTTCATGCTTGGCTTTTTGAAGAGCTTCTTCTAGAATAGAATCCTCTAGTGCTTGGCGAATTTGCGCATCTTCTTCCGCTGCTTCTACTTCTGCTTCTTCCACTTGCAGACGTAGAATCTCAGACTCTAGCCGAGGATATACGGCTCCTTTAATATCGTCCATATCATATCCCGCAATAAAGGAAAGCGCACCGTCAGTATCATCATCTGGAGGGGCTTCACCTGTATCAAGAGCCTTCTGTAGACTCTGCTGGATACGCTGGACCTCTGCTACATTAGAAGGGCTTGGCTGGCTAATCTCATGACTGATGATATCATCTAAGCCAGTAATGAGATGGAGTGTCTGTCGGGCGGCGGGTTTAAGATAGGGAAGTTGCTCTAGCACCTGATGAAAGAGTTCATCGCCTGCTGTCCGCTGGCTTTCCTCCTTGGCCTCTTCAAGGCCATATCCATCAAGACTGGCCTTGAGTGCTTCTTCTAGCATACGATTGTTCTGATTATCAATGTGCTGGATATGTGCGGCGGGAAGTGGAGGATGGAACACATTCGCATTTACTGCTGGAAGAGGAAGGCCAGATGGCAGGGGCATTTCTTCATCGGGGTGCTCAAATTCATAACGATTACGACGACGAGAAGGCATTTTTGTTGGTTGCTTTCTAGTGTAGCCAGTGCCTCAATTTTTCGTTTTCAAAAAATCACCGTAGATCTTCATCGCATTCCGCATTCCGGGCGTTTGATACTTATGGTACTTTGCCCTGTAATACATAGTTCTAGCAGTTTGTCGCTGTTGTTTACGCGTTTCTTTGCGTAGGCGTCGGATAGTATTTTGGGCTTTTTTCGCAGTTCCATATCCTGCTTTTATTTTTGGCGGTTTTACTGGGTCATTGAAGACGCCCTTGTCTCTCAGAGAGCCGAGCGTACCCATCTATTATACACTTATCTTCTTGTGCGTGTTTTTCTCATCTTACGACCCCTTTTTAATGTTCTAGCCTTACCATTCTTCTTTTGCTCCTTGTAGGCGTGTAAAAGTTTCTGAATTTCCGCCAATCTTCTTTGCGCATTTCCATAGATACGTAAGCGTTCCATCACATGGTCGGTTTCAGATATAGCAGTTTCTAATTGGATTCGTTTCTTATCGGGGTTTCTAGCAAGAATCATTTGGACAATATCAAGACATGCTCGTTGCGCAGCTTCAGGAAGAATTCCGCGATTATAAAAACTTTGTGTATAAATATCTGCTCCTTTCTCCATAAGTTCCTTAAAGACAACAGGTCGTTCTTCGCGAACAGAATGATATAACGCAGTTTCATTGTTAATATCTTTCTTCTCAATCTCAGCACCGCGATTTATGAGTTCAAGAGAAACATCATCTGCTTTGTTTGTAATCGCAGCAAAAAGAGGAATTTCATTTCCAAATCCATTTACATCTGCGTTGGCTTCTAGCAAAAGTTTCACTGCTGGAAGTTGCTTATATTGTGCCGCTATATACAAGGGTGAATAACCTGTATTATCGCCCATATTGACGGTTGCGCCATTTTCTAGAAGAACTTTTATGACTTCTGTACGACCATTTTGGGCTGCCCAGTACAATGGTGTTCGTTTGACTTTATCTAGTTCATTTACTGAAGCACCTTCCGCAATATGTTTTGTAACCTCTGCTAAATTTCCGGCTTCGGCTGCTTTTGCTAAAGGGCCTAAGCCATAATCCCATTGAAATTTTTTGCTCATCTATTTATTTAGACAGAATATTATAATATTTATTAGGGAATTTCTTCAAGTTACGAAATTTATCTGCTTAATTACATTAAGAGTTGCTTCTCTTTTCTCCATAAATCCAGCACGATCAACTTGTGATAAAATAATATCAACTGCTTTTTCGTATGTAGGTACTTCATTTGTATGATAATTTACTAAATAGAAGGCAATAAATGGTAGCGAACGTTGATATCCATTATTACAAAAAATCAAGACATTTTTACGATTTCTTGCAAGAGAATCTATAATAGCAGCGGCTTCTTTATAAGGAGATACATTCACAGTTGATTCATGCGTGTCTCCATATTCTAGCACAGTAAATGGAGTTGTCTGTATCTCAATATTTAATTCTAAGAATGAAGCCTTGTTTGGCAAAATCGCAACAATATGATCAATCTTCTCTGCTTCAATTGCTTTTGGTGTAAGAACAAACTCCTTGTCAGCTAGCAAAATATTCCAAATAATATGATATGTTTTTGATGGGGGCATTTGCTCGTATTCTGAATAGTCATTGTTCATTTCTATGAATGGAGAAAGGAATCCCAGGGATTTCACCGCAGGAGCACCCGCGTTCTCTGGCGGTTAAAGAATTGTCCTGAGTATACTAGAAGGACTATGCCAATGGATAAAGAAATGATGGACGCAATTGGAAAACTGATGTTAGCCAATGATTATGCTAAAGCTAATGATAATGCGAACATAAAAACGGATAAAGAAATACATGATGTAATTGAAAATCTACAGCCAGCAGATAATTATCCTATCAATCGGAGAAAGAAGAAGATACAATTTAGTGAAATTCAGATGAACATTGAAAAAGAGAATGTTGTTTATGGAGATACAGAAGTATCAAAATCTGTGCCGATTAGTTCTACTGATACAAATATTCAATGTGAATCCTGTATGAAAACATTTACTACAAAGGGATCATTAAAGAGACATCATGAACGTAATAATGTCTGTAAACAATGGCTTACATTGGATAAAACGGATAATATTGATACTGGCATTAGCATACATAAATTTGTTGAAGATACTCTATTTACTGTCATACGTGGTAAAGAGAATGACTGTCTCTATTGTGGAACTAAGTTTACGAGTGTTGGTAATCTGAATCGGCATTTTGAATATGCAATTACATGTAATCGTATGGCAATTCGTCGTTTTAGAGAACTTATCACAGGAAAAAATACCACAATAAATGATAGTACACTTACTTCCACTATTTGATGTTTATTACATTTGTAAATGTTCGCAGGCTTCATAATTATTCTTTGTGATTTCCAAGCAATGAGTATACTGCGTTTTTTTATCTTCGGCTTTTGATTGCCGACCACTGAAAAGCTGACCAATGAACGCATGCGCAAGGCCACTGCCACCGCCAAAGGCCATTCCTTCTATGACAGATGATGCTAGTGTGGGTTTCTGCTGGGGCTGCGGCTGCTGGACTGCCGGAGGAGTCTGCTTGGGCACAATAAGATCTTTCATTGGTTTCGTATTTCTAGGCATTCCTAAATATCTAATATTTACGAATGTTTTATATGATTAACTAAAGTTTCCTCAATTTATACCACGCATTATTCATGAGACATAATAGCCAATTCTAAAATTTTATTATATTCTTCTGCTAGTTTCTTTTTCAAATCAGTTTCATCTTCTTGGTGAAGATTATGAATTGAATACAATTCACTTAATTTAGCCTTTGCTTGATTTAACTTTTCTTGCAGAGATATACTTTTTGACGACGTAGATTTCCACTCCACATTGCCATCAGGTAATCCCTTTAATTCTACAACAAACCGATCTCCATGGTGTCCATTAGGTTTCATATAGTAAATATTTCTTGGAATGTCATCAGTTGATATACCACAATTATCCGGCAAGACTGTTACTCTTTCCCTCCTCTTTGTATTATAATTCTGCTGAGTTTGTGTAATTAAACGTAAATTAACTTTTCTATTATCTGTGCCGATGCCATTAATATGGTCTATAGATTCAGTTGCCCCTTTACCCGGAAATTCTAAGCGACCCATAACAAAGTTATGGAGATATACTTCTTTACGTTTTCCATCATGCGGTGATAAATATGCTGATGAAATGTACGCATTACTTTGATAATGCCAGTAGTGAATTTTTACAGAATCAAAATCATCAGCATCAATTACAAAATGTTTAAAGGTATCATTATTTAAAATTTGCCCTACAACATACTCTTTTCCTTCAAATAATACTTTTGTGTATAAAATATCCTTTGCCGGTCTTCCCATTCCTAAATATTCTATATTTACGAATGTTTTATATCCAGGGATTTCAAATTTATTAGCCAACAAATACTAAAACCCATACATAAAACCCGGGTGGTTTTATGTTTCTAATTACTGTAAGCAAGGCCGCCCATACCGGACATCACGCGGAGAACGTTGTAGTTCACGGCGTAGACGCGGACCTTGGCTGAGTAGACACTGGAGACAGTGTTGTTGGTGAGCGTAAGGTGGAGCGTGGCATTGTCAATGCGGGAGAAGTTGCAGCTGCCTGAGGGCTGGTGGTCCTCCGGCTTGAGGGCAAAGGAGTAGACGTTGATGCCAACAGCCGGCACGTTGGTGTGGTGCTGGTAAGGCTGGACCAAGTTGAAGTACTTGCCCTCACGCTCGGAGAACCGATCGTGGCCGTTGAGCTGGATCTTGGCGACGGCGACCGGGTTGTAGCCGGCGAGGCCCTCAACGCGGGTGAGGGAGTAGCCGGAGTCAAGGACTGACCGGTCCCACCAGTCGGAGTAGTTGAAAGGCTGCATGCCCTTCCAAGGGTTGACCGTGGCGTCGTCGCAGGCGACGAAGGAGTCGCGCTGGACAACCCACACAAGCTCCTTCGTGGGGTGGTTGAAGTTGAGCTTGATCTTGTTGTTGGAGGAGGTCACGGACTCATCGCCCGTGAACTGGAGCTGCTCAATGAGGTATTCGTGGGAGACCTGGGCGAAGCGGCGACGCTCATCCGTGTCGAGGTAGATGTAGTCAACATAGAGCGACGCGGAGACGAGGCCAGATGATGAAACACGGTCGCGGATGGCGTGGGAGGCCGCTGAGCCGGAAACCTGGTCCCAGCAGAGGTACTTGATCTCGTTGAACTCGAGGTTGATCTTGACCTCGTGGTACTGGAGAGCGATCAACGGGAGCGCAAGGCCCGGGTTG